GGACGAATATAAATGTATTCGAGTGCTTCCCAATAGCTTGCCCAAATTAAGTATGGAACACAATAATCGTTTAATAAAGTGCTATATACACCTGCTAAAGTATTATTATTAATATCGTCAAGTAATCTAGTATATAATTGAGTTGAAATAATACGTTGTAAGTATATGTCTTGAGCCGTAGAAATCGCAGTAGTTAATAACTTTGGATCTACGTTATTGTTTATATCTGTGAATGAGCGAAGTTTAGTTTCGCTTATCATTAAAGTTTGGGTAGGAGGATATGCGGGCATATTATGGATTTAATAATTGTTCTGTATCAGTTTTCTGTATCTCAGTTTCTAATGCTTTATCTTCTCCAACTTCAGCATCAATTCCTGTTACTACATCTGTTTTAGTAGAACCATCTTCAAATAAATTCAATTGTTGAATACCAACTGAGAAATCTGTTGCTGATGGATATTGATATGATAACATATCTTCTACGCATTGTGTGAGTATTTGTTGGTAAGGACGTAATACTGTGTTAGTAAACAATAAATAAGCATCAATTAATTCTGTTCTACCTCCTAATTGCCCTTCTGTTTTTATACCAAGCATCATAGGAGAAGTAATGCGATGTGCTGTAAGTATCTTTTGTTGAACCATATTATTTAAATTCATATAATACTCATCTGTGCCATTTGAATTTATAGGTTCTATTTTAGGGGCATTTTCAGGCGAATCAACATCAATATACATTAATGAACCAGCGTTATTAGTTCCGCTATATTGTTCTCTTAACATTCTTTCAATGTCCATTCGTTGATCAGGATCTGCGTTTAAAAATGTTGTAATAGCTAATGAAGGAGTTAATCCATTTCTTAAATTATTTGAATGGAAATTATCCGTTTCTATATCTACTTCTATTGTTCTTAAAGCACCCGCATAATCAGGTAAAGGATAATATTTTTGTCCTGGTTTGTAAGGGCAATAAACATAAATTTGTTTTGGTTCCTCTGCTTTTTTAGCAGGATTAAAAGTTGGGAGGTAGGGCAACTCAATACTTACACCGGCGCTTTGATATTGGTTATATATCCCTCCTCCAATTCCATATTTGTATTTCTCGGCCCACTCATCGCTAATATAATAACCTGGTATTTTACCAGATTTTGTTTTTTCTTTAGCGCGTAGCCAACTAAAATCAATGTGGTAAATTTCGCTTACACGGGTTCTATCCTTGCTCCATATAACCTCCAAAGCATAACCTCCATATAATTTATAGTCTAAAGCAATTTTTTTCAAAATATCATTCCATGATTCTTCTTTATTAGCGCGATCTAGCATTGCGGTATGCTCTTCATCACACACTAAACCTTCACCTACTATACCTTCAACTACTGCGTTTATACAAGTGTTGTGAATAGAGCTATTATTGTAAAGATATATCAAAAATTCTGGATAATCGTTATATACTCCATATTTGTAGAAATCACTTACTTTTTGCTCTATAGGCATTACTCTGTCCTCAGCATTCTGAGAATAGTTAATCTTACTAAATTTTATTTTTTTATTTTCCATATCGTCAATAAATATAATGTCTTTTATCAAAAAATCTATACATTGTAAGTTGTAAAATATCCTGATTCGTTAGTTGAATTGTATGTTGTAAATGAACCCGTTTCATTACTTGATGTATAATAAGTAAATGAACCCGTTTCATTTGAACTAGTATATGTTGTGAATGAACCTGTTTCATTTGAACTAGTATAGCGCGTAAAGCTACCCGTTTCATTTGATGAAATGTAATCTGTAATTACAGGATTATTTGAACCGCTTACAAATACTCTTAATGTATCAAAAGGGGTATTTACAAATCCTGCTGAGTTCCAAGTATAATTAGCATCATCCCAAGCTATATCACTTCCATCCCATGTTAATAAATCCGCATCGGCATAATATGTGTTTAACGAATACCAACCCGAAGCATTTGGTATATACGATGATGAAATTTGAACAACTAAATAAGGGGTAATATTAGTAGAAATTACATTTCCTACTAGTGTTTCTAGATTTTGGTTATACTCAGATGAACCACTAAAATAAACGGCCGTAGGTAAAGACGACGTAGGACTATTTGGTAGCCATGCGATTGTATTAATAGAAAGCGATTTATCTAGAAACATCGTTTATCGTTGTATATATTAAACCGAAAGGGTAGAGACATGTTCCTATGAGAAACATGCTCTACCCTTCAGTATTAGCTATTACTATTAAGGCGTTGGTCCAAAAGCACTACCTGAGTTAAAGGTAATACCTGTGAATAAAGCTTGCATAGCTGTGCCTGCATTGGCGTTAAAATACGAAGCGGGTTCTGTTTCTTTAGCTGTAAATACAAGTGCGTAGCCATTTCTATCGCTCATTGCAGTTCCTGTACCGGCTGTGCTGGTTATTAATGAAGCACCATTATAGGCACCCATTAACAAGAACTGATCTGTAGCGGTTGAATTATTGGTTTGAACAATGATTTTAATATTTTGATTACCGCTTAACAAACGAACTTGGTTTCTTTGTGATACTGACATTTTATAGAATACAGCATTTAAAGTTTGTTCAATTGCAATAGTTCCATTTTCAGGAGTTACAGTGGTAATCTCATTATAATCACTAGTTTCCCTAAACAATTCAAATTTAAAGAATTGTCCAGTCCCAGTAACTGCAGAAATGACACCACTTGTATCAGTAATTGAGGATATGGAGCCACTAAGTATCCACATATTTTTAATACCGCCGGTGTTATCTCTACAACCGAGGGTTTGTCCTGATGTTATTTGACAAGGTGATGGCATATTATTATTGGTTTAAATTGTTATTGTTTAAGCAATCTCATTACTTACCCAGAACTCAGGGTATGCAATATTAACTCCTAGTTTGGTCGATATTCTATGACGGAGCGTATCTGTGTTGATATCATACCATAATTGGAATTCACTAAAGTCGCTAAGTAAATCAGTGCCTACAACAATATGTTTAGCAGGGCCTAATACTACTCTGTTCGAACCTTGTAGACCTACAGTACCAACTACTTTGATATTTGGAGAGAAGGGATAAGCCATTTCATACAAATTCTTGCGGTTAGTTACAGCACCTGGATCGAAATAGAAGTTGTTAGCACTTCTAAGAGCGGTGATGTAGTTACGGAAGTTAGTAATAGACATGAAGAATGTTAAGTCATCTCTGTTAGCAACATCAGCAGATGAAGTAGCAATCATTGTATCCATGGTGTTCAAAATGTTAGCAGCGCTCATAGAAGCAGCAGTAGTAGGCACAGGAACAACACCAGCTGTAGAACCAGTGATAATTCTGTTCAAACCACTAACGGCACAAGTTCCACCGAAGGTAGAAGATGAACCACTAACTTGTTGCCATAAAAATTGATCGTTTGCTTTTTGGAATTGGTTTACTAACAATTCGCTATAAGCGTTTGCGAGTGCCCATGTTTCATTATATGAACCTTTACCTAAAGAAGAAATACCAAGGTATTTGGTATCTAAATCTTTTAAGCAAAGGGCATCAAATGAAGTGCGAGGACACACTGTAATGTTTCTTTGGGTAAATTGAGCAGTTCCAGCAGCTGAAGATACGCAAGTTGAGTTGTTCATAGTTATTGAAACGTCAAACAAGTTGATCGGCTCAGTCCCTTTAACACCCTCTTGAACAGTAACATATTCTACAGTAGAACCACCATATACCATTTTTAATACGAGTTCGCCAGCAAGTTCGTTATTGAAATTGGCTAACGAGGAGACGGATAATGACATAATAATTTATAGGGGTTTAATTGGTTGGGTTAAAATTTTTGGGCTTTGATTTTAATATATCCCTCATCATAGCATACCTTCTGGGGTCTACTGAATTCATTTCTTTAGATTCAAGGGAGAAATTTTTCCTTGGAAGTGTTTGTTCAACAGCAGGCTCAGCAGACATTTTTTCTACTTTAGCTTTTAAATCTGCCATCTCTTTTTTAACAAATTCCATTTCGCTTTTAATTACTTCGGCTATTGCTTCGGCAATTTCAGGGAATTTTAGAGTATCTTTTACATCTTCACCTTCAACAGCAAATTTGCCATCTACAGGTTCAACGATATCTACTTTAGTTGGATCTGGAGCAACAGGAGCACTTGTTGATGTTGTAGTATTAGTTTCTTCAATAGCAGGAGGAGTTACTTGTTCTACCATTTCGGCTTCTTTCTCTAACTCAGTTACTACACCACCTTCAGTTTTGATGATGATACCGCCTTCGAGTTCATGTTTGCCGTCTGGAGCGTCCATTTTTTGTCCTTCTGTTGTTTCAACTTTTACTTTAGCACCTAAAGTTAATTCTTCGCCTTCAAACAAAAGTGTGAAAGCGCCATTTTTATCTTTAAGTTCACCAAAAGTTTCCTTTACTTCTTCCAAATTAAAATAGCTTTTAACTAATTCTTTTAGTTTTTGAGCATTCATAATTTTAGATTGTTTTTAAGGGTGGATAAATTATCATAATATACATATCATGGCTATTATGAGGAAAAATTGCACAGGAGCTTATTGTTGCGAGTCCTGATATCGCCTTGCTAATATTTTCGCAGCACAAACTTTTTCAAATGCTTTACTGCGGTATGTTGCTCCTGGTTTATTACCAGCTAAAGTTGACATACATGCTTCCATTTCTTCTGGAGTTATGCTTGCTAATTCTTCATTAGTAAAATCACGTGATGTTTTGAGTGATTCAAATTTTTCAATGTTTGAGTTTTTCATTTTTTGTTTATTTAATTGAGTATAGCAGATAGCAGTAGCTTGTTCTGTGTCTTTACCTTCATCTACTAAAAAGGAAACACACCTTGAAATAAATTCATCTTTGGTTTCAGTCAAATTGCGTTGTGGGATAGGCATATTAATTTGATTTAAGTAATTCTAAAAACATGCCTTCAACACTAAAGCCTTTAATTTCTTTAGCTTTTATTTTTTCCCATATTTCTTCATTATCTATTTTATACATTCCCATCCATGTTCCTACACTATGTTGTTGATTATATAAATTAGATTTATCTTTATCCATATCTTCTACAATCCATGTTTCAATAAGTGAAACCCCATCTACTAAATCACCATCATGTTCGATATTACTAAAATGAATATTTCCATCTTTCATAAATTTTTCGGCTAATTTCCTAATAGTATCTTCAGTGAAATAGACAAAATATTCTTCATTTGTTTCTTCGTCTACTCGTTTAATAAGTTTATTTGGAATCATTAGTGGTCCTACTAATTTACGTTGTTCGTTTACATAAGTGGGTAATGTTCCTACTTCTAAATCAAATTCATTAGCAAATATATGTTTGAATACTTCATGCTCTATAGCAGATAATTGTTCGCGTTTAGGATGTTCAGTAGGCAATAAATCGTAATCAGTTGTATATTTTGGATTTTGTGGTCGTCCGTTTTTAATTAAATATAAAAAAGCATTTACACGAGCCATAGCCCATTGTTTAGCAGAAGATACATTAGGAGAGTGAGATGTATTGTAAGCACCCAAAC